GGATGTAGTTATGTACTGGATGTGACTTGCCGATGGTAGAGGATGATTCCTTAATCATAATACATTATAGTAGAGATGTGCTTATGCCAGCTGGTAAAGATAAACTCCCATATAGTAATATTATAGCTAAGAGGGTTAGAGAAGGTATTCGTAGTGGAGTATCTGTTAAAGATATTTTGTCGTCTATCCAGAAGTATCAGAATGCCCCCTCAAGTACAGCTACTTTCTATAAACTATATGGTGAGGACATAGCTGAAGAGAAGGCTTCTATTGTAGGTGCTGTAGGTTCTGTCGTTGTACAGCAAGCATTAGAGGGTGACTTCAAGTCCCAGGAACTCTTTCTTCGTAGTAAGGGAGGATGGAGTCCAACATCTACAGTTAATGAAGTAGATCAGGTAGAAGACCCCGATGTAGATGAGTCAGCTATAGACTCCTTGATGACCTTATTAGGTAAGACCCGTGATAACAGCGCAAGTACTTAGAGACTTACCAGATTCTGATGTAGCTGCACTATTAGAAGAACTAGGCCCCAAGAAGACAGAAGAGTTACAACACAACTGGGAATTTTGGGCTAGACCTGAACAGTTAGAGCCAGAAGGTATATGGAATGTTTGGGTTGCACTTGCTGGTCGTGGCTGGGGTAAAACCCGTGCAGGTTCCGAATGGGTCAGACACAGGATCAAGAAGGGCGATAAGATTGTCCACTGTGTTGCACCTACTAAAGGTGATGTTCGCAGGGTTATGGTTGAGGGTGACTCAGGTCTACTCAATGTCTGTTGGAAGGGTGATAAGACATATAGGGGAAAGCATATCGGATTTCCTACTTGGTCGCCTACCAACAATACTCTGACATGGGAGAATGGCTCTAAGGCTGTATTCTTCTCCGCTGAAGACCCAGAGAGATTACGTGGGCCACAAGCCTACTCAGCATGGACGGATGAACTCTGTGCATGGAGAAATGCCCAAGAAACTTGGGATATGCTACAGTTTGGTTTACGTTTAGGTAAGCGTCCTCAAGTATTCGTAACGACGACACCTAAGACAACCAAACTGATACGCACAATACTAGACGATGATAAGACTACCATTAGCAAAGGGAGTACCTATGATAATGCAGCCAATCTAGCAGATACCTTCTTAGACGCAGTAAAGAAGACTTATGAGGGAACAAGGTTAGGTAGACAAGAATTATATGCAGAAATACTTGATGAAGCATCTGGCGCATTATGGAATAGGCAACAACTTGCGAAGTGTGAGATAGACAAGGATGACGTACCATCTCTTAATAGGGTGGTTATTTCTATTGATCCGGCTATCACGTCAAATGCAGAAAGTGACATGACTGGTATTGTAGTTGCTGGTGTAGATGTCAATGGAATAGCTTACGTCATAGAAGATCACACAGGTAGATATACTCCTCAACAGTGGGCATCCAAAGCTGTAGAACTCTATAGAGAACATATGGCTGATAGGATTGTAGCTGAAAGAAACCAAGGTGGCGATATGGTTCGTCACACATTACACACAGAAGATGAAACAGTCCCAGTAAAGCTCGTACATGCATCCAGAGGGAAGATGGCACGGGCTGAACCAGTATCTGCTCTATATGAACAGGATAAGGTTAGACACGTAAGAGGACTTAACGACTTAGAAGATCAGATGGTACAGTGGGAACCTCTAGGGTCCATAGGCTCACCAGACCGTCTTGATGCTTTAGTTTGGGCTATAACGGACCTCTCATTGAATGGCTACGCAAAACCTACGCTGAAACTAGCGTATAGTAGCGCCAAAGGATTACGGTAATGGCTAAGAAGCTCTCAGAAACAGAGGCCAAGAAGATACTAGGTGTAGCAGGTGACAACACCTCTAATGGTCAGATAAGGGCTGATGAGTTTCTACCTGAGCTTCGTGGCAAGAAAGCTATACGCAAGTACCGTGAGATGAGAGACAACGATAGCACCATAGGTGCTGTTATGTATGCTACAGAACAAGTCCTTCGTGACGTAGACTTAAAGGTAATGCCAGCTAATGATACACCACAAGCTAAGAAAGAAGCTGAGTTCGTTGAAAGTATTCTTGATGACATGGACCACACTCTTGATGACCATGTCGCTGAAGCCCTTTCAAGTCTGTCTTATGGTTTTGCTTGGTTTGAGGTTATCTATAAGAGACGTACTGGCCCTACTACAAGAAGCGACAAAGGCCGCTCTAAGTACTCTGATGGCCGTATGGGTGTACGCAAGATTGCTATTCGTGCGCCTTGGACAATCTCTAGGTTTGATGTAGATAACCAAACTGGTGATGTTTTAGGTATATATCAGGATGGTTCGCGCTATAACAACACTAATTATATACCTACTCGTAAAAGTCTGTACTACCGCACGACAACGATTAATGGTGATCCTGCTGGTAGGTCTATTCTTAGGAATGCTTATACTTCTTATGAATATGTCAACAACCTACAGTCTATTGAGGCTATAGCAGTTGAGAGGGAACTTGCTGGTATCCCTGTTGCTCGTATTCCTGCTGAGTACTTGTCAGGGGATGCAACAGCCACCCAATCTGGATTTGTCAATAACCTGCAATCTATTCTCAGGGATGTCAAGTTCAATGAGCAAGGATACATTATTCTGCCTTCCGACACCTATCCCGATAAAGACGGAGCGCCTACCAACCATAAACTGGTAGATGTAGAGCTTATGTCTTCTAACGGTACTCGTAATATTGATATAGACCCCGTAGTAAGACGCTATCAACACGATATAGCCCGTAGCGTCCTTTCAGAGTTTCTTATGCTTGGTGGCGGTAATACTGGCTCTTATGCCCTATCCAAGAGTAAGACAGACTTGTTCCTCCGTGCATTAGAGAGTTATATCCAAGCTATTGTAGATGTCCTTAACAAGCAGCTTGTCGAGCGCCTCTGGGAGTTGAACGGTCTGAAATATGACCTTATGCCACAGATTGTGGCGGGGGATGTTGCACCACACGACTTAAGAGAGATTGCAGGTTTCCTAAGAAACCTAAATGGTGCAGATATTAACGTCAGTGATCACCCAGAGGTTATCCAAGACCTTATGGATATTGCTGAACTTAGATACGACCCAGATGTAGGGTCAACTCAAACACAAAAGGAAACTGACTAATGGCTTTTTTAGCTAACGATATCTTTGATAGTGGGTTGAACGTGCTCAACACTGCTACAACAACAATTCACATCACCTCACAAGAGGCTACAACACGAACAGAAGCTGTGACTAACTATGATTTAGGAGATGTAAGTGTTTCTATACCTGCTGCTGTAGACAGAACAGCAAGCGGTAATGGCCGTAAAGTAGTTGTCCCTGCTGTTACAACAGGATCTGTAACTGCTACAGGCACAGCTACTCACTATGCTATCGTAGACGGTTCTCGTCTATTGGTAACTGGCTCCTTATCAGCTTCTCAGTCTGTGACAAGTGGTAACACTTTCTCACTAGCTACGTTTGATATCGGTATCCCAGACCCATCATAATAGGCTCTTAAATGGCTAAGTTCGCAGATCGTGTAAAGGTATCTACGTCTACAACAGGCACAGGTACAGTCACCCTAGGCTCCGCAGAGTCTGGGTTTCAAACAGTGCCTTCTTCTCTTAACAGTGAAACCATTCGATATGTTATTGAAGATGGTACAGCTTGGGAGATTGGCACAGGAACCTATACACACTCAGGTACTACTCTCACACGGTCCTTAGCTAGTTCCAGTACGGGCAGCTTGCTTAATCTGTCTGGTAGCGCCAAGGTGTTTATCTCACCAGCCGCAGAGGATCTGCAATACGTTGAGGTCTATAGTTCCACCAGCGACTTACCCTCAGCTTCTAGTAATCACGGACGTATAGCTCATGTTCATGGCGATGGAGCTATGTATTTTGCTCATGGTGGTAGTTGGGTTCGCTTAGGCAACCACAGTGACATTAGTTCTTACACCCTACCGACAGCTTCTGGCTCAACTCTTGGCGGCATTAAGATTGGTACTGGCCTAAGCATCGATGGATCTGGGGTGGTCACAGCTAGTGCTGGAAGCGTAGCCGATGCTACGAACTACAGCGTTACTAGCTACACTGCTTCGGCTGGCTCTAACACGTTCAACGCCTCAAGCAGCCCTGCCTTACCAGCTTATCAGGCCGGTAAATTAGCAGTTTATGTGAACGGTGTTTTACAGCCAGCATCAGGCTACACAGCTACGAATGGCACTTCTGTTGTAATGACTTTGGCGGCTAATGATGAAGTTAGCATTGTTAATCACGGTAAGCTTACTGGCAGCGTTTTAGACTTATCTGACACGCCTTCAAGTTTCGGCACAGCGGGTCAAGTTCTGCAAGTCAACAGCGGCACTAATGGCCTTGAGTTTGCAACTGCTTCTGGTGGCGTA